ATAATAGAGGGTGGCCGCCTTTGCTCTCTGACTTTCCTTAATTGGCATTATATCAAGTATATTTCAGCCTGTAAACCGTAATAAAATAATAATTTTATCACTGAACTAGTAACAAATTAGAAACAAAAAGCGGAAGAAACGCCGTAAAATCAAGCATTTCTCCCGTTTTTAGACTTATTCTATCATAAATATGAGTCATTTTAAACCACTGATTCACCCCATATTTGCTGAAAAGTTCAGTGTTTACAACCTCTGAAAATCTCGCAAAACCTTGCTATTTAGTAACAAATTAGAAACAAAATCAGTGAACATAAACCTGACCGGTTTTGCCAACAGCACAGACCCAACCAGAAGGGATTTTTACCCAAGTCATTCCGTCCTGTTCTACCACATCTTTGACGGTGACAACTGTTCCTTTTTTGAGGACAGCGCTTCCATCAGTTTGCTTCACCGCATGGTTTTTAGCATTGGTGGTTAACTGCAGATATTTCTTTTTCTTACCATTCGCAGAATCCCTTACATACATATTGCCCTGCAGGGTATAATTTTTGCCAACCTCAAACATCGGTTTCTGTGCAGGATCCTGCTCTGGGTCTGATTGAGGAATCGGGAAATAACACTCATTCATATCTATCCGGTCTGTCACGCCTGCAATTTTTCCTACACTGGTATACTGCCACATATCGTACTTTTTCACATAAAACGGTTTCTGGTCCACATTGAGCTGCCCGTTGTTCCTGCCATACTTAGCAACCCAAATCAGATACTGAACCAGTTCAGGGTAATTCAGATTATCCTTGAACCAACTATCACTTGCATATACGCCGCCAGCTTTCCCCTGCGCAGCGATATAGTCACAAAAGGCCTTTACTACTGCAGTCCTCTCTTTCTTAGAAAGACCGTCTGCCCTGACCTTTCTGGATGTACCGTCCCCGTCTTCTGAATCAATGAAAATAGGGAGCGTTGCTCCTGCCACTAACGCCGCCTGAACGCTATATTTAGCTTCCTCTTCCCCTTCTGCTTCATTAATTGCCTGTGACATAAAATACACACCGAAGGGAATACCATACTTGACACACTCAGCGGCATGTTTGCCGTACATTGGATCAGGGACGATCTTTCCGGAAGTGTACCCACGATAGCCACATCGAATAATCACCCCATCGACAAGCCCTTTCAGCTTGCCGATGGTAATGACATTGTATTTTGAAATATCAACTACAATTTTACCCATTATTTTCACCTTCACCCTCTGACTTTTTCTGTAAAACGTCAATTGCCTTGGTAATCACTGCCGGAAGCGGTACACCCATGAGTCCTGCGTTCTCCACCAGTGAAATCAGCTCATTGGCAATGAATGCAATAATTACAGCATCCCGGATATAATTGGTTCCAATCACCAGATCAAGGCGGTATGCAATCAATACAAAAACAAGGGTCATGCATTTTCTACATAAACCTTTCCACCCTGCTTTGCTTTCAAGGCTACCTGTATCTGTCTTGGGGCTGTTCTTAAATACCCCTGCTACGATCAGACCTGAAATATAATCAAGGCACATAAAAATAAGCAGCGTAGTAAGCCCTGCGCTCCATCCACCAAAAAAAGACGCAATCGCTGAACCGATCACGCCAAGGATCCCACAAATTTTTTCTTTCATTTTTCTTCTTCCTTTCCTCTGTTGGTTGCATAACAAAAGCACCTGTCAGACCTCATATAATGGTCATATAGGTGCTTTCTATGCGTTCATTGATAATTTCCTCACATTACTGTTATAAGTACCGATTTCCCCTCAAATAAAAAAAGCCCTAAAGGCTCCGCTCTGATTTTTCTCATATATGAATCCCCTCGTTTGATCCTACCCCTCAGATAACGTGTATGTCACCTTCATGGTGTGGGCTGATGTCTTTGTTACCGGCTCTGAAAGGTTATTGATAGTGGCAATGTAAAAAGGATTCTGCACAATCACAAGCATTGGAGAATATCCATTTCTCATACTTATTATAAATTTACTTTTATCTGCTGTAACTGTTGTTAAATATTCTGTTCCAAAACTATTGAATAATGAACATTTACATGTCCACTCATCAAGATCAATGATATATGAATTACCATAATTTTTCAATAAAACATGTGCATCTGTAATTTTTCCAACAAACCGTTTTTGTGTGTTTTTATCCCACCCTTTTGCAAGACTCATATCAATAGCTGCGACATCCGTAGAATCAGCTATTTTGATTCGATACAGTTTATCTCTATCCTGATTTATACAAATATAATACCCATCCGCAACAAACCACTCACCACCATAATCCGGTATCTTATTATTACTTGAAAGATAAGATCTGAACAAAACTTCATTCGTTGTGTTGATAAAAGAAACACATTCTGCCGAAAAATTATTTTGTGTATCAATCTTTAATAAATTGATCTCTTCATTCTTTGCAATATATTTATGTGCAGTGGTCAACATTACATACATATATCTACCGTCCAAACATATGCCACCGATTATGCCATTGTTATCTGTAATCTGATTCATAATTTTAGACGGAATACTGATATCAACCCTCTCATATCGCATTGGCTCATTTGACTTATTATTGCTAAAGACAATATTATCAACCGGCATTTTTACTTTAAGAAACGAAAGTGTGCCTGAATTTTTCATATACAAATCTGCTTCACTGCTACTGTAATACACATTATAAAACAAAAGAAAATATAAACAATCTCCTATTGCAAATGCTATTTTATCTGAAATGGTGGCATCTTTCACTTTTTGATAAAAACCATAATCTGTACTGTAAAGTGTCTGTGCCGTACTTGAATTGATTGCTGAATCATATGCAGGACTTCCAAGTCCACTCCTACCGCCAAGCAGAGAAGTCAGTGAAAGTGCTGCAATCGTTCCATTCGCCTGTGATGTATTAAAATCCCACACCATTTTGTAATTACCGTTTTCATCAAATCCGCTTTCATTGGAATTGAAACTGCCAAGGTTTGTATCCTCTCCACCATATGAAATATTTGATCCCCTGCCAGTACAGTGAACCCCTTTCGGTGGATATGTTATGTCTGCATTTTCTTCTATTGCTCCATCAAACAGAAAAAGTCCACCGAACAGAACGTTGAATTGTCCTTTTGTCTTACAATCCAATAGTGGTGTATAACCGGTCAATGCAATCGGCTTTACATATTCTGATATGGCTTTCGTGAGCATATTATCATGTTCCACTACTTTTTTCTTTCCGGTAGCCACTTCAATTAATTCAATTTTTGCATGCCCTTTCATTAGTACACATCCTTTCTAATTTGCAAAATCAACGTAAATTTCTGTAACTGACTGTGTTACATCCGTCAACGCAACTCTAATATAAAAAGCTGTAGCCCCTTGATATAGTACGTTCCACTGTTCAAAAGTGATTGCTTCCAGTGTTGCCTTATTCATGCCTGAATACTCATCTGACAAAGTAGACCATTCAGAACCATTCCAAGCTTTCCATGTTTTCTTCCCGTCAAAACTCACTGCTACAATCAGATCCCCTTCACAGGTTGCAGTCATATTCTCTATGCCAGTTATTGATTCATGTGTGAGACTGATTGCATTAGTAATGATTGTTTGTGATGTCACAGTCTCTATTTCCTGATTCAGCATGAATTTTCCATCCGCATTGACATAATCAGCGTCATAGCTATACAAATTCTTTTTATCTGTATTGAATGTGTAGTTGGTCACCACCTCATTCACACCGCCGCTGATCTCAATACCACTGATCTGAACCGTGTTTATCGGGATTGCCCCTATCACCTCTGTGAATGTGGCCGCTGTAGGGATTTCCACACCTGCAACGACATTTTCAATGATTCCTGAAACGCCAATGGTATTTATAGGAATTACCCCAATAGGCTCTTCAATATTAAGGGTTCCGTCCCACTTCGATGTTCCTGCCAGTCCCTGCGCATACAGTACAGCCCTGATATCGTTCTTCTGAATCGTGGCCGCCGGTGGAGTTGTGTTCACTGGTACTACATCATACTGGATCGGTTGCTGCACTGCCCCTGATTCGCTGCTGCTTTGATTTTCTCTGTCTGCCTGCGCTGCAGTGATATAATTGAAGATCGTGGCTACATTGGCCTGTGTTACCCGGTTATCACTTTCCACATAAACAGTTTTAGCTGCCACAGTGACTGTATGCCTCTTATTTGCTTTGTCAATAAAGTATCTCGAGATCGTAACAAAATGCTTTCCCTTCTCAAAATACTCTGTAATCACCCCATTTTCATCAAGTATCCCGTCTATATAAACAAAAAATTCAATATAGCCGTCCAGTGTCATCTCCAACGGGATCGTAGCCATGAATATGGGCTTTGTGTCTTCAACTGTGGCATAATTGATCACAATTAAAGGCTTTTCAGCAGTGTCACCTACTTCAATCTTGGAAGAATTGGTAAATGTGTGAACTACCAACTTCTTACTGTCCACCCTCAATCCCAGATCCGTGAGCTGCTTATCCTCTGAGGATGAAACGCCCTGCAGCTTGGTGTTGGCACCGTCTGACTTAATCTTCTCGGCTTTGTGATAATTCCAAGTGAAAGAGGTCACCAATGTATTCACAGAATCTGTGGTAAAGTTCACGTCTTTCAGGCATAAGGTGTCACCCAGATCAATAGATGGATTGCCCAGCATTGAAAATTCCGAAGGGGTATACCTTATATTTTTCAGCACAGCAAGAATGTTTTGAAGAATTTCATGCTTTGTCTCTTCCATTCCCTGTACTATGGGAATATCACCCATATCAAGCAATAGACCGCCTTCCACAGTATCATCTATTTCTGTGTAGGGGTAAAAGTTCTGCTGTGATACGAACCTTGCCTTTACTGCATAAAAGAAAGTCTCATAATCTGCAATCGTAGATACTGTCCTTCTCTTTGCTGTAATGTCCATGCAGGAAGTTGTTTGAAAGCTGCGGATCTGCAGCTTCCCCTCCCGGTTAATTGTGGCGTAGCCTGCCAGAACAGAAGCAATATAGGATATTGCGTCCCGGTATGTCCCAACCCTGTCGGCATAAATAGAATATAACTGGCTGCCGTTGCACATGGCCGTGATTTCTTCCTCGGTGTTTGCCAGCTCTACATCACAGTACTCACAGATGAATGAAAGTAACTGAAACGCCGTGCCGACTGTTTCCTCCGTCACATCAATGTCAAAATCTGTCATTCTGTCATAGCACTTCAATGCTACGATCTTCTTCGTTCTCTTTGGGGAATCGACATAAAACACACCAAGAGGAATTTTTTCTTCCGTCTTATCTGGCAGGGTGAGATAATAACTCAGCTCAACCCGTGCCCCATACAGGGAATACCGGTCAATTTCCTTTTTCAAGCTTATGTTCATTTCACCTACATAGACAGAACCAAAACAAAAGTTACTACTGTTTATACATTTGTTATTAATGGACAGGGAACCGGGGATGATCTCCCCGTCCCTGATGTCCAACTCTGTCCCGTCTTTAAGGGTAATTTTTCCATCCACTCTGTTTCTTACCACAGAGGCGTTGATCGCTGCTTTATAGGCATCCGATGTATTGTACATTCTGCACCTCCTACAGCTCTTCTATTTTGAATGACAATGACCAAACAGACACATCATTCTTATAGAATTTTTTATCATAACTTACGCCGGAAATCAGCGCATTGACCTCTCGCAGGGCATCCCTCGCAGCATCATATATCTTGACGGCAGATACTGTTGTGATTGCATTCACAATCTCCTTTACCTTCTCTGCCGTCAGACCTTTATATGACACATTTCCGGATAAAATATCTTCTCGGATCACTTCAACGGTCTTTACACCATTTTCACCCTCATATTCAGAAAGTTTTGTTTCTTGGCTCACAGAAAATGCACCTTCTGCATCAGGAAGTTCCACATCATTGATAGTTAATAACTTAAGCATTTACCATACCTCCTGATCTCAAAGTAACATTATTCTTGGAGTTGATAATAATTTCATCCCACAGCTCATTACCGAAGTAAATCGGAATGATGATATCACCGTCCCCGTTTGGTTTAAATTCATCCAATTTCTCCAAAATCTTGGTAAGGATCGTAACCATGGTACTATTCTGCTCAGCCACAGCCTGCCTGATATATCCAAGCAGCAGATCTACCGGAGCAATAGCCTCATTGCCTGCCTCACCACCTACCATGGTCTTGCCACTGAACGGGTTCAGTCCGAAAGCGGTAGGCTCCGTTAAAATAGCACCTTTCTTATACCATTCAATACTAAAGGAAGGTACTGACGGTGGATTCAGACTAAATCCTCCGCTGATATTAAAATGAGGAACTTTCAGCGGCGGTAACTTCCAAGTAAAATTGAAGGCTTTCTTTATCAGCTCGATTCCTTTATTCACAATATTTTTGGCATTATCCATCGTATTGTTGAATTTGTTCTTGATCTTATCTAGGATGCCGTTCACTATGTTCAGTGCTGCGTTCAATTTTGACTGAAAGTAAGACTTCACAAGCTCAAGTCCAGTTTGTACGACATTTTGTATTAAGTTCATCGCACTTTTAGCAAGTGATTGTATGCCCTGCCAAATTCCGGAAAAGATTTTTTCGATTCCAGACCATGCTTTTTGCCAATCTCCGGAGAAAATACCGGTTATAAACTCGATCACACCAGTCAGCACCGTTAAAAATGCTGAAAACTGCTCACCAATTAACTGAAAAGCAATTTGAAATACCGGTGCGAGACTTGTCGCTATAAAATCTATGAATGGTTTTAGGACATTTTCCCACAAATCCGTCAGCGCAGCTTTCAGTTCTTCCAACAACGGAGAACAGGTTGCAACAATTTCATTCCAAGTATTGGTCATACTGGTTCTGAATTCTTCATTGGTGTTCCACAAATATACGAACACTCCAACCAGTGCTGCAATGGCAGCTATGACAATACCAACCGGTGAAGCTATCGCCCCCAAAGCACCACCGAGTGAAGCAAAACCACCTTTCACAGCCCCCAGTATTCCACTAAGTCCACCAAGGTTTCCACTAAGTCCACTGAGCAACGGTGCGACTTTTCCAATGCCGCCTGCAAGAGTACTGCCGACTTTTATGATCCCACCGATTCCGGTTGATACTTTTCCGGCAAATATAAGCACGGGACCGGCTGCCGCCAATAGGCCAGCTATCACAATGATCAGTTTCTTGGTTCCGTCATCAAGTCCTGAAATCCAGTCACAAATCTTGGAAAGCCAATCAACACCCTGCCTTAAGTACGGCATGATCAGCGTAACGAACTGAATAGCCAGTCCTTCAAGCTGAGATTTCAACAACGTGACCTGTCCAGCAAGGTTATCATTCATCGTGTCAGCCATTTGCTGAGTCACCCCGTCACAGTTATTGATTGCATCAGATAATTTATTAAAATCACTTTCACCGGCATTTACAATGGCAAGCAACCCGGACATTCCTTCCTGTCCTGCCAATCTTGCAGCTGTCTGTGCTTTTTCTTCTTCCGTCAAACCTGCAAAGCCTGTCCGTAAATCATCAATTACTTCATTGAATGATTTCATAGTTCCGTCAGAATTTGTGATAGATAAATCCAATGCGTTCATTGCAACTAATACTTCATCGGTTGGCTTGGCCAATCTTGTGAGCATACTTCTAAGAGATGTTCCTGCCTGACTTGCTTTTATACCACTATTCGCCATAAGACCAATGGCAAGTGCCACATCTTCGGCTGAATATCCTAATGCACCAGCAACAGGTGCTACATACTTAAATGTATCTCCCATCATACTTACATTGGTATTTGCATTGCTTGATGCCGCTGCCAGCACGTCGGCAAAGTGTCCACTGTCCTCTGCAGACAGGCCGAAAGCGGTCAATGCGTCTGTAACGATGTCAGAAGTCGTTCCGAGGTCTTCGCCTGATGCTGCTGCAAGGTTCATAATACCTTCAAGTCCGTCCAGCATATCATTGGTTTTCCATCCTGCCATTGCCATATACTTCAAAGCTTCGGCAGATTCAGAAGCAGAAAACTTGGTTTTTTCACCCATTTCTTTTGCCTTATCTGTAAGTGCTGCGAAATCATCACCAGTTGCACCGGAAATGGCAGCAACTTCTGACATGGCATATTCAAAATCTGATGTAGCCTGTATTGCCTTACCACCGATCAGCATAATGGGTGTTGTCAGTCCTACAGATAACTTGGTTCCAAGACTGGTTGCCTTTTCTCCGAAGGATGTGAATTTGTCCGACAGATTCTCACTAAAAGAGCTGGCCTTGTCGGTGGTTTCATCAATGGCACTGTTGGCTTCGGTATTGTCAATGGCGATTCTACCAAGTAACCTAAACAATTCCATTCAAAGGGACACCCCCTTTCTTTGCACAAAAAAAGCACACCCCCTTGATGTGCTTTGATTAACTGGGAGAGAAATTTTTCAAAATTCCTCTCGCCTGCTGTTTTGCTGTTTCCACTTGCTCGTCACTCATCGTGAGTGCGTCAGGTTTTTCCTGACGGCCAGCAAGTACGTCTTTTTTCCACTCTATGAAAGTTTTATCTGACATACTGTGCAGATACAGCTCCCACAGATTTCTTTCATTCTCTTTCTCAGCTTCTTCCTGTTTGCGTTTCTGATCCATTTCAAGGATGTTCGTTACAAACTCTCCAAACCGCCCCTGTTCCATGTAAAGGTGCATGAATTCTAATGGATTGCTGTACCTTGAATACAGCAAATCCATGAATTCAAACTCCCCTATCAGAGCAATCTGGAAAGCACCTTGAAAAAAGCTGTGTTTTTTACCTCTCTGAGGGAATCATAGATCATGAGCGGCAGTGTACCAAACTCCATTTCCTTGATGTCCTCCACCGGAATGCCGGACAGATCAGAATAAAGAAAATATACTTCTTCCTCAATCTTTGGTAAATTACCGATCAGAACATCTGCAAGATCAAAGGATGCAAGGATTCCAACATCACGCAGGCTTTTTTCACCTGACATGACCTGAATAAATGCTTCCTTACAATCCTTGATACCGATTTTTTTCAGGATCCGGAGCCAAATAGACAGATCACCGTCTTTGAATTTCCTCAAAGTGTATGGTCTCTCGATCGGTGCCGGGAACTGCTCAACCACACCTTCCATATTTTCTGTTGCAGTTTCTTCTACATTGGTTTTTTCAGTCATTTCATTCATAACTCGTCTTCATCCTTTCTTATGATTCCTGTTTTTCAGGGTAGAAAATATAGATTGGCAGCGTATCATATACGCCACTCTTAAAGTCTGCGGTAGCCTTGAATGTGGTCTTAACAACAGATGTCTCTTTGTTCTTGGCTTCCAGCTCCAAGCCAGAAGTGCAGAGGGCATTCTCCATAATGACAATGATCTCTGTACCATCTGTCATTGTCCCCACAAAGGCAATATTGTCCAGATAGTCAGACAGCTCAATCAGGCTCTTGGTCTGAATCTGTGTATACCCCTTAATCAGGGACTCTACTTCCTTACCAACGATTGCACGCTTGATTGATTCAACCGTATGCTGTGCAAGGTTGACCTCGAGTGTTCCTGTTTCACTTGTCTTCTGGCTCAGACCCTTAATATCAACCGTGGCACCGTCCACCTCAATGGCAGAAGACTCCGGAATAATTGAAAGCTTATTACCACCGTTGGTAGCACCAAGAACATGTCCTTCATCATCTGTCCATGCACCTGCTACAAAATCACCAACCTTAGGTTCTGTGTAATCTTCTGCCAGCCCGATGAAGGTTACACCCGGATTCAGCTTGCCGATCTGAATTGTCGTTTCGGTCTCTTTTTCCCCATCCGCAACAACCTTTAATGTGCCTGCAGGCTGTGTGGAAGATGATCCTGTTACAGTCACCTTGCTATAGAGATACTTGAAATTTTTGAACACCACGCCGGCACCAAGGATAAAATCATTAGGGGTCTGGCTGTTAATACCTGATTTTCTCATTTCATCACGCTCCATTCTTTAATCATTAAGTTAATCTGCATCTTTTTCAGTTCCGCATCCCCTGTCGGGACATCAAAACTGTTTGCATAAAAAATAGCCACCACTGAACCTGATTCAGTAGTGACCACTCTGCCGCCCACCATGGGAAAGTAGGCTGCTATTTTCTCTTTTGCATCCTCTAATGAGAGGTATGCCGTTTTCCCTTTTCCGGTATCTCTCGCAAAACCTGTAAGAATAAAAGATGTTTCCTGCTCCCCATGTTCTCCGGATGGTTCAAATTCCTGATATTCCCCGGTAAAATACGGGTAAGACGGTTTGACCGTCCACTCCATAAATTCATAATGGATCCCCATTGTGGCCATCGCTTCTGCGATGATCTTCAATGTTTCTTTTCTCATTCTTCCATCCTCGCTTTCAGGACTTGCTCTGCCCGGTTAATAAGTTTGGTCTTAAGTGAAGTAAAGGCCTTATACAAAGCCCTCGAAGGTTTCTTTCCGTGGGTGTACTGCCAGTTTCCTTTAGAATCCTTGTAATGCCATCCACCCTTTCGACCATCGCCATTCAGGGCATACTCACCTGTACCAAATTCCTCCCATATTGCATTTTCCATCATAGAACCGATTACAGCCTCGCCGCCCTCTTCATCTACGAGATATGACCAGCTTGCTCTTGTATCACCGGTATCAACACGGGTGTTTCTTTTAGTCTGTGATTCCAATTCTCCGGCCGACTCATACAGATAAGCTACGATTGCCTCATCTATGGCGGCCTTTACATCCATTCTGTTGTCCGTAAATTCAACCGCCATGTCACTGCCCTCCTGTATATTTCAGGTAGATTTCAAGCTGCTGGTGCATCTCCATAGGATCATCAATCAGTAGAATGTCATACCGCTTTCCATTGACCACCATGCGACTGTTTTCTGCTTCAATAGACGCATCTAAAGCCACATAATCAGAAATAAATACATGAGTAGATTCCTGAATTTTGGCATTGAATGCGGTGTGGCTGCTGTCACCGGTCGACAGGTCAATGAATCCCTTTAATGGCTGTGCATCCTGCCATAACGGTACTTGCTGACCGATCTCATTGTATCTGTCACCCACATTGATCTGAATGACCGCATCTGCATTTCCACCAATCATCATGTCAGAACCTCGCTTTCATATATGGTTTCAAGAACCCAAGCAGGGAAACCGGATACCCCATAACCTGATTGTTTGTATCCTGATCATAATAGGTCACGCTGTGCCGGGAAAGGGTCTCGGATTTGATCCCAACCTTTGACCGGTTATTCTTTTCCCAGATCAGCAGGTCAACCACGCCCTTCTGAATGTCAACCGGATATATAACCCGTGTGACTGTATTCCTTGGAAAGTCAAATACATCCTTGTCAAGCGTAATACCAGTATCTGTGATTTCAGTAATAACATATAACCCGTCATTTACAGCCGATTGAGAGATCTGCACGGTGTCACCCACCCTGAAATAAGGGGAATGACCGATCAGCACCCCATTTTCAACCGGTACTTCAATACGCATAGCCCTGTTTTGGAAATTGTTGTTGGTGTACGCCCTGATAAGGTTTTCAATGGCTTCTGTCTTCATCGTAAGGACATCCTTGTCCATGTCTTTAAACTCTTCCATTGAAATTAACTTTTCAATTTCTACAATCATCGGGGACACCACCTTTCTTATTTCTCGGTTACTTCATAGCCTTCATGCTCTCTGAACCATTCAGCCATTCTTTCAGATGTGATATGTGCCTCACCGTTGGCAAACTGAACACCACCTGCACCGATACCACAATAGTCAGGGTTGGTGGTTACTTTGATCACATAATTCTTTACCTGTGTTTCTGCTGCTTTTACTGCCATATTTTTATACCTGTCCTTTCATCCTTAATTAACAGGTGGGCGATTACCGCCCACCATAGCCACCACTTACGCAATTTTGATGTTTCTGAGAACACCTGCATGCTGTGTGTTTTTCAGTACTGTTGCTCCGATCATTTCAACTTCTGCATCCTTTACAGTACCAGGAGCAGAAAAGTCAGGAAGATACTGGTCAATAACGCTGCCGCCAGCAAGGCTGATTCCGTGGAATCCGTCATTAACATCAAACTTAACTGCATAGATGTCTGTCAGACCAGTTGTATCAGAGCTTGCTCCGTTGATCTTACGGGACAGTCCCTTCTTAACAACAGCGTTTGCTACTGCTGCTCCATCGGATACAGTATAATAATTCTCCAGATCCATCATACGTACACCGTCAATGGAAGTTACCTTCTTTCCAAAGGCTTCTTCGGATTCAGTCCTGTAACCAAGAATACGTGCCACAGTCTGAACCTTTGTGATCATATCTGTGTTCAGCAGGAGCGCATCTGCCTGAGTAGATTTGATCAGAAGTGTGAGTGCTTCATAGAACTCGTCCGCATTTGCTTTCAGATTGGTGATGTTGGAGAGATCAATGCTGCTCTTTGCGCCATACTCTGTACTGGTGCCTGCCAGCATGGAGTCCAGTCCCTGAAATTCAGGATGGTCACCACTTGCGGTAGTTGTTGCATCACCATTGATCATGGTGTAATGGAACAGGGAAACGACCGCCGCAATATGCTCTTCGATCTGATAAGCAAGGTTATCGTACTTTCCTGCAATCTTATTCAGGACACGATCAAGCTGTACTGTACCGCCCATGATCGCAAGATTAGCCTCACACTCCTGCTTGGTTGCTGCACTTGCTGTATAGGAACCGTTCAGCTTTCTGAACTCAGCAGTAGCAGGGAGTACCTTTCGAAGATACTTATACTTCATTGTGGATCCTGAACCGCTTGCGCTTACGCAATCATCAAATTTTAAGAGCTGTAAAATTTCAGATTTACGCAGGAAAATGTCCACGATCTGATCAAATACTTTGTCAGACATACCTTTCTTAATTTCTTCCAGTGTCATTACTGCCATAATTTTTCACCTTTTTAACCTTTCTGTTATTTATTGTCATGTTCATATTTCTGCTGCAGAGCCTCCGCAAGGTTTTTTGGTTCTGCAGATCCACCTGCACCTTCTTCCGACTTGTCGAGTCTGTGTTCCTCCACCTCTTTCTTACCGGGTGCATCGAAGTTACCGGGAAACTGTGTTTTCAAACCGGAAATCAGATCATCCTGACCTTTCAGTTTGCCATCTTCACCAACAGCCAGCTCACGACTCCCTGAACCAGCCTTAAACATCAGATAGTCCAGATCGGACGCCTTTGCCCCTGCATCAAGCAGTGCTACCTTCAAGGCTCCTTCCACTTTCAGCTTCTCATTTTCAGCCGTCAGCTCGGCCATTTTGCCCTCATAGTCAGTGATCTTGGTCTGCAGTGCACTGTTGTCACCTGCGTCCTTCTTCATCTGCTCGATTAACTTCTGTGCCTCAGTGAGCTGCTGAGTGGTGGTCTCATGGTCTGTTTTCAGCTTCCCATATCTGGTATCAAGGTTTTCTTCTGTGGCGGTGAAGATCTTATTCTGCTTCATCCCATTGATCACCTTTTCAACCTGTTCATCTGTAAGTCCCTGCGCCTTCAAAATTTCCTGTAATGTCATTCCTTTGTCCCTAACCTTTCATACAATTTTTACGTGTTATGTCACGAATTTACCGGGTCGATGTTTTACATCATCACTGATGAAGGGTATATAAAAAGACGGTCATTGACCGCCCTTTTAACTAAACTGTTCAATTTTTGTTCAACTTGCTAAACAAAACCACTTCTAAACACTTCATTCACCTACTTTCAAGCATGAAAAAAGCAAGGTACACTATTTCATGTCCTTGCTTTCAATCCTTATCCTCTTCAAACTTAATTCCATTCCGGCATTCTTCTGACTCATCGGCTGATATCTTTTCTAATGGTATACCATCTGGAAACGCATCACAGCACATCTTTTTTGCATCTTCATGGTAATGCTTACAAAAATCACACTTTGGTAATTTCAAACTCATCTTTTCCACCTTCCGAAATAGGATTCTAGGCCTCCCTATATTCATCGTTGATTGACATTTTAAAAGCAAGGTGGACATTTCAATCCCCTTGCTTCTAATACATTACATTCTCCAAATCTAAATATCCAATATCATAGACATCTTTTCCTGCTTCAATGCATTCTTCAATCATCTCTATGATTTCTGTATCTTCCCTTGTTTCAGCTAATGGAACAGTAGGAAAATCTTCACTGAATGTATCTTTATATGCTTCATATGCTTTTTTTAGTTTTTCAGACATACTATAACACTCCTTTCAAAATTTGAATCATCGCTTCATAACTATTAGGTAAATACTTTTTCACATATTCCAATTCTTCACCCCCATTGACTTCTGCACTCATAATGTTCGCCCACATTTCAGATGCAGAGTCATAAACCCTACATTCAAAAGCAGTTTTACCTAAGTTACTCGCATCAATACCAAGTTCTTTGTATGCTTCCTGTAAACCTTTATGTTCCTTAAGCTGTTTTACTGAACTGTATTTACGGTTATAGTATCGGTCACCGTGCCCCCAGTTAATACGGTGTCCGAGAAGTCCATCAATGGCATCCTGAACACCGCCACTTGCATCATGATCTATAAGGTCTTTTTCTACATCAGTGGTTAGTATTGATTTCAAAAACCGCCTGTCTTTTCTTACAGCTGTTAAAAACTCATCAGAAGAGCTTGCTATTTTTGCAAATCGGTTTATCTGATACTTAGTCTTACTATGAATAGTTTCCACTTCTTTGAAGTGAAGCCCTCCATAATTCGCTTTTTTATCAAAATAGTGACCATATTCGTGTGCCAATGTGTGGTATTTACTTCTTCCATTATCAATATATTTTTGCAATGGATAACTGAACACGAGCTTGTTTTCAGAAGGTGAATAAAATCCATCATCTTTTTTATACTGTACACCGTTGATCAGATCAGCATATTTTGCATACAGTTTTTGAAGCGATGTATTACTGTGTTCAGTCAGAATCTTCATGTATTCATCATAGTCTGAACTGCTCATCGCACCCCTTAACTTTTGAGTGTGTGCTAACACATCATATTCTCTCATACTTATTGTATCAGCGTTTTCAGGAAGTTTCAAATATTTCTGTCTATACTCTTCAAAATTCTTTGTCTTGTCGAGTCCGAAATACTCTGCCCTCTCCTGCAGCGTATTCAGTTCATCCTCATCCAGCGCCCACCTCGCACGCTGCAGTAATGCACATCGGCAATTAATCACCTCGGCTGCAGCCCCTTTCGGATCACCGGGATATTGGAGTCCATTTGAAAATGCTTCTTCCAGTTCCCTGATCTCCCCATCAACTTCTCTGTGAGATGGTCTCGTGCGGCCATCCAGTGTAGCGTCCCACTGTTTCAGGACATCAGCACCTTTCTCTCTGGCAGCATACTGCGCATTGCTGGCAGCCTCTGATGCAATTCTATGCCCTTCGGTTCTTGCAATCCGCATTGCTTGGTTATAAGCCTTATTGAATGATGTATTCTTGAAACTCTTGGCAATCTTTCCAGCTATGGCGTTCCATGTCATACCGGTAGCCACACCTCTTGAAATTTCTGCACGGATACTTGTCCTCAGGCTATCCACATCTTCACCCAGACGCTCATATAAGGGCTTTGACAGCTTAGTGTGGGTTTGTATAGCACTCACTACCTGTCTTTGGTCTATGGGGCAGATAAGTGGCACTCCTTGACCATGAATGTCGTACATTGTTCCAATGTAACCATCTTCATAGCACCGAGCAAGATAATCTGCCACAGTAGCATATTCCTCTGTGTGCAGCTTATCAAGAACACTCCCAAGCTGTCCTTTTAACACTTCCTGATAACGCTTCTGGTAGATGATAGACTGCAGATTCTCTAAATCAGTGCGCATGGACAATTCTCTGATCTTTTCGTCACAGTCTTTCATAGCCTGCCTGTACACCTGTCTCAGTTCATTCAGAGTACGTTTCTCACTATTTAACTGTGCCTCCAAGGCTTCCTTCTGCCGCTGATTCATCCTCTATCACCACTCTGCTCAATTCCTTTGCCGCATCTTTCACCGTGTTATCCCCTTCATCCGGATCCGGTATTTTATCTTTAACTTCTTCGTAGTCAATGTCCAAACAATCACAGATGTTTTTCAGTACAGTCTCATCATCAAGCGTATCTGCCAGCGAAAGCAGGGTATTGATCCTTACCTGCTGCTCCTGCGCTTCGGTCAACTTGATCTCAGCGTTATCTTTGGCATTCGTCATAACCTCACGCTCAAAAACAATCTTGATATCTTTCATCTGGTAATCACTCTGTAATTCCTCATTGATCTCATCAAGTACCACTTTCAGGATCTGCCTGAGAAATTGCTTTAAACGGATTTCCAGCTTATTGCATTTCAGATCAAGTAAGGCATACCGGCTCTTGATCACAATATTGGTGATATTCCCATCACCGACCTGTGATGAATTGAAGCCCATACCAAACCTGTAGATATTCTTCTCATCCAGTTCCAGCTTCACCTTCCGGGCTTCGTAAGGAATATCTATCGTTTTGATATCAACACCACCGTCTGCATCCACACCAATATGCTTCTTCACCCGGATATTCTGAATCATTTCATCCAGATCCTGCCCCTGAAAGCCTTTCACCACATAAAGCCCTTCGCTGATGTCCTGCACATTGTTCGACAGGCCACACGCCATCAGGTCATAATCATCAATCAAAGCCTTAACCGGCTTTAACCCTGACATCTGCTTCTGATTATTGTCCAGCCGGAAGAAAGGAATGAATCCATATCCACCGTTGCCTGCATAGTACAAAGCGTCATCTCCGGTCTTTTTGTAGGTTATATGCGGCCTTGGGTTAATCTTCTGTGAATCATCCAAGGCAATCTGTCCGTTGCTCACCTGCACATAGAAGGTTGTTGTGTTTGCATCCCACACCTGAATCCGGGTAATGACTTTCTTCCCCTTATCAATCCGATCCGGATAATAATAAATGACATAATCGCACCCATCGTCCGTGTCTTTGGCTCTGACCTCAATGACCCCAAGAGAATCGGCGGTCATAAATCTGCTCTTTCCGTCCCGACCCTTGTAGGCATACATATTTTCAAACCCTTTCGCCACACAGCCAGTCAGGCATTCCTGCAACTCCGCTCTGAAATCATCACCAAAGTAGTCGTTCAGTGCTTCCTGCAGGCGATCATCCGTTTTCACCGACAGAATGAACGGTTCAGTACCTGAAAGCATATATTGAACTTGCTGATCCACAAGCTCAGTGAAGAATGGATGCGGAATTTTAACATTACTCCGCAGTTTGTCTTCCTGCAGCTTGCCGTCTGCGTCCACATAATATGTCTTGTAGTCAAGGATATCGTGCCTACCTTCGTAGTAATCTAAGCCCCGTCTGGCAGCCCTCTTTTTCTCTGATGCCTTATCTGCATCTATGAACTTTCCAATTTCTTCAATGGTCAACATATCCTACCCTCTCTAATAAATCCACGTGTTCGGATCATATAAGCATAATGCCAATGAATCAGCGGTATCCGGTGATCCCAACCCTCGCTTTTTCATATCGTCCTTACTCTCAAGCTGAATCTTTCCCTTGGAAGTCATATGATACTTCCGGACACTGAGCTGCTTTATCATCTCTGAATCGTTGGGAAGTTCAACTTCAACACCCTTCCCCTGCACATTATTTGAAAAATTAACTTCAAGTAGCTCTTTCACGTGTCCCCAAAGCTGTCCACCAAGGTTAAAGTAATAATCGTCCGTGGCTGATTCCCCGTTATTCACCGGAATCACCCTGACCGGCAGCTTCTCTGCTTTAATCACTTCTCTCAGACGGTCAGTAACACCGCCACCAACACCAGAATCATCAACCTTGACAAGGCAATTCTTCAAATGGGGAAACTTCTTCATGTACTCCTTGCAGCACATCAGCACATTTCCTGCTGTTTCCATGGTGTCCTTCTTGGTATATTTCCGGAATTCAAAAACCTTGGTACTGACCCTTGGTGTGATAACTGTCTTATCATCACCAAACCTCGCCACATCCACGCCGATGTGAAGAGTCTTCGCTGCGTCAATGTCAGCCTGTTTCAGTCTGTTCGATGGTGAACAGGCAAGCTCAACTGTTTCCAGTGATATGAATGAATCAAGTGCACCTTTAGGGAATTGGCCATCAATTCTAACCCGGCACACGTCTGAATCCTTACCATACTTGGATTCGAGCATTTCGATGTTATCCTTGGATGTGCGCTTTGAATCCCTACTGCTTACTGTGTGAGTCTTGAACTTATCCCGGTCTTTGTTAAACGCATCATAAAATACGCCCTCAATCCGGTTCGGGTTCCCCATCAGTAACAACTTGTTATCGGATCCGGTCAAAGTACCAAGAATTGCTTCCATGATCGGATCAGCCACACCGGATGCCTCATCCACCACGATCATCATGTGATCCTCATGGAATCCCTGCATATTCTCTGGCTTGGTTGCTGTCTTTGCAGTAGCGAACCACCGTTCAGAATCACCATTCATATATACCTTGGTCTTCGTCCATGTCAGTAGCTGCTTAACCTTGGAAGTATCAAGCCACTTGGCAATTTCAGCCCACAGCACATCATAAAGCTGCTGCATTGTTGGAGCTGTTGCGATTACCTTGGAATATGGCCTGCACACCAAAAACCAAATAATAAGCCCGGCTTCCAGTGCTGTCTTACCAACACCTTGACCGGACTTTACTGCGACCTTAGGTTCAGCAGCCACATCTGCTGCAACCAAGGCCTGCCAATCATCACATTCCATATCAAGAAGATCTTCTAAAAACTCAGCAGGGTGGTCATAGTAAAAATCAAGGGCTTTGATCAGATCTGTTTCCATCCTGCTCTTCACCCCTTCGCTTTGCTATGGCAATAATAGCCGCTTTCCAATCCTGCACCTGTTCTTTAGAATTTGCTTTACTTGCTCCTTCCAACTCCAAATAGTCCTTAATCATGTTTTTCAGGGAATCGACTGCCTTTGACTGTGCTTTCAGAAAGTTGGCATGTTTATCCCAAGCCTGCTGAACTTCCCATGTTTCCCCTGAAACCTTACCTTCTGTGAATCCTACCTGTGTAGAAGTCATATCCATATTATCCTTCACATACATGATCTGCTGTGCCCGGATAATAGCCGCATATTGAATCTGTATTGCATCCCAAATCAGATCAAGTGGGGTTTTATCTTTCAAGGCATCCATAATATCAAGCGTATCCTTGGGGAGATACTTTGAAAAGAACCCATGCTTCACAGCATTGCTGTTTCCTTTTGGTGCACCTGCCCCCACCGCATTCTTATTGTTTAGAGGTGCACCACCTTTTTTCTTCTTGGATACACCTTTCTTTTCCTCTGACCAATGATAGCGTTTCACCCATGATTTCAGGGTGTTCAACGGTATGTTATACTTCTCAATCAGTTCTTTCTGCTTCATACCGTTCAGATAATCGGCTTTCACCTGTTCCTTATCAATTCCCGGCACGATTATCACCGCCTTTTCGTTGTTTGTTTTGAATAATTCACTGTATAGACTGAACTCTCTGAACTTCTTTCTAAAAAATACGGTGAAGGTAGGAGTCCGGTGACCTGTCATTTCACCTTATAGCACCCTTCACCGTATGAAAAAGCCCTCAATCCGTTAGAATCAAGGGCTTTATTACCATATTTCAAAGTTATAAAAAAATTATATATTTTTTTATAATATCACTCTATCACGTTTCCTACTGTCATGACCTGTCAACTTTCACTCTCAGGATAAAGAATTTCTGCCAGATGCCTGATTGCCCCTTTATGGATCCGGAACACTGTTTTATCAGAAACGTGCATTTCCTGTGATATCTTGAAATATTCCATGTATCGCAGATATCTGCAGTATAGCACCCTGCGTTCTTCTAAATCCTCAAGTAAGTCTATCGTGTGCATGACATTGGCCTTAAGATCAACAAGGGAATCAATGTCCTGATTGATCTCTGCACATAGATCAACAATCTTGGCGCAGCATTCCCCTAACTCGTCCTTACTTCCTGATGTCTGAACCCGTTCTGAATCTGTCCGCAGTCCTGTGCCGCAGGCTCTACTCCGCCAGTAATCGAGCTGTTTCTGCTTTTCGTCAATCATGTCATCTACAGACTTCACCCTGTACAGGTATCTGTATGTTTTATCTATCGGGGTATCACCCGTCTTCTTTTTCTGTATCACTTCAACCTTCCTTTCTCGGCTCACAGGTTACAGGTTACGGTTTATACTATTACTTATATATTTTCTATTTCATCATCGTATCGACGATGAAATTTTGTAAAATTAAAAGAATATGACTTTAACCGTAACCTACCGTAACCGCCAGTATTTACAAGGCTTTGAACCGTAACCCGACACCGTAACTCGCCGTAACCCAAAGCGTAACCGGAGCACGTTTTTGGTACTTAAGTACTATTTTTTATTTTTGACTCACAAAGTCATCCTCATTGATCACAGTGTTTGAACCGTAACCCGGACACCTACATCACAACCACTATTTGTACCTGCGCCCCGACCGTTTATGTTCAAATTCGATCCTCCCAACCACTTCAAAACCAACCATGGCTGCAGCATCTCTGATCAGGTGGATCAGACTGTGAACCTGTTTTTCTTCTCTGCTGATCTCAGCAATCGCCTTTGAAGCTGTCGGATCAGGATAACCTTCTATGTTCTTTCCGCTCATTTTTTATACCTTCCTTGAAATTAACTTTTCAAATATCACACCCGTCATTGTCAAAATTCATGCACCCTGATGCTGCCCTCACTGCACACAGAGCTGAGAGGAAGAGTGCACCCAAACCGCACCCCATACAAACCATACAGACCACTAAAAATTTCATTCTTACACTCTTCCTTTCTAAGCCCTAACGAAGATCCTTGTGGGCTTTCCGTTGATTTTTTTTACAATTACCTCTGTATTTAACCGTTTGTTCAACTGCTTACTGAACACGATATTGGACATCGGCTGCATAGCATTTTCCTGACAAAATACCAAATACATCCGGTATACGTCGGAAGTAGCCTCATTGATGATATAGCTTTCATCATATTCTGCCAGAAATGCTATGATGGGGTTGTTCTCTTCTTCATAGTCCTTCACCTGCTTGTCAACCTTCTCTGACTTTGTGAAGCACTGGTTGGTAAGGACTCTTTTCAGTCCCTGTATTCCCAGTGCAATCAGATATTCCAGTGATTCCTGACTGATCAGCTTATACTTGATAAAAGGATCATAGTCCGGCGCATCCTTGCTGAACTGTGCGTTGAACGGAATGATTACCAATCTTCTGAGTACGGCTCCGGTCTTGTCCCTCATTCTGGGGATGTCATTGGCAGAGAACAGCAGTTTGATATAGGGGTTAAACTCAAAGGGATCCTGTCCTTTTCGCTCTGCCTTGATCCGGTTGCCCGTGACCACCTTCTTGAACATGGCCACCTGCGCACCCTGCAGGAAGTCGTCCCCGATATCATCACCGATGTTGGCCAGTTTTCCAAACATCATGGAAGTGCTGAATCTGTCCCCGAGCTCTTTCAGATCAAGCGCTGATGTATTGATGTCCCCAAGCACAGCCTTGATGCAGTCAAGGAAGGTACTTTTACCGTTTGCTTTATCACCAGTCAGTACAAACGCCTTTCCCAGTTCATTCCTCCGATAGAAGCAATAACCAATACACTCTTCCAGTAGCAGCCGGATCGCCGGATCATTACAAGCCAGCTTATTTAGAGTTTTATCTGCCAGTTCTGAATAAGCTGCTGGATTATAGTCCCATGGTATTTTATTGGTCACCACAATATCCGGAGAAAAGGGGAGCATCTGGTCTTCTGCCACATCATAAATTCCATTCCTGAATGCTATGTACCGGGCATCTGCCGGGGTGACCGCCTCACAGACAAGGTTCAGATATTTCAGAACCTCTTTTCTCTTGGCATCTGACAGGTTTGGAATGTGGTGAATCATGGCTGCCTCAATGTCCCGGTAACCGTTCTGGTACACGCCATCCTTATAGATATGCAGGTTCCCATTGATGGTAACAATATGCTGCGTGTTCTTCATATAATTGGCAAATTTATCGAACAGGAACTGCGCCCCATTGAAGAATATGGGCTTCTTGAAAGCGTCATCTCGCAGGATCACTTCCAGTTCTTCATCTGACAACGGCTCCGGCAACACCCATTTATTAATGATCCGGATTGTCTCTCTCGTTTCCTCAACCGTGAAGTCATTACTCTGCAGTGTCAGGATATAATTGAACAGCTCCTGATTCCTGCCGTCCCCGGCCTGCATGGTGAGGAAGGGCATTTCATGTTTTACCGGGAAAAACCACTTAGGGACTTCCTGATATTCTTCCCCTTCGTCAATGTCCCACTCAACGAAACGCTCCTGCCCCTTTACTTTCAGAACCTCGTAGGTATCCTTAAATCCAACCTTAATATCAGCAGTCAGACCAATCGCCAGTGAACAGTGTGTCCTGCAGCCCTGCACCTGTGAATTTTTGAATATGAAGTGCTTTCCTCTGCTCGTACAGATCACCTTACACCGCAACTGCAGGTCTTCAACAATGTTCATCATAAGTTCAGCCTGTTCCGTATCGTCAATGTCAATAAACATCGTATCTGTGGCAAGGATCCCGGCAAACTCAGGAAGGTTTTTCACCTGTTCATAGGTCTTGAAGTCTGTTCTACCTTTGAACTTCTCTATACATTTCTTATCTTTCGTTTCTACATAACCTTTATATAGCACCGTTCTTACCTTCCTTTTCTGACACAGCCACTATGAATGAACAGGTGTGTCTTTCTCCGAGTTTTGACATATTCAACGTCAGGAAAATCAGACGCATAGATCTGCCTGTCACATATCGGACAGTAAACCTTCCCACCCATCGCATTAAACTTGTATCTCGCTGTTATCTTATCCATGTCTTCACCTCGCCCCTTCTTACACTAAAATCCCGAAATCCTTTAAACGCTTCTTGGCAAGGTTGATATACCACGCCTTATCTAAGTTTTCCGGGACACCCACGCCCACTACAGAATCATTGAAGATAAAGCAGTGATCCGGTGTATCCGCAAACTTTTCCGGTTTTCCACGCTTACCCCCACACTTTAAAATCCTGCCGTCGTCTGGATCATTGGATGCAAACACCCGATACGACTTGTAAAAATACTGTCTGGCGGCGGTATATTCATACCATTGCTTGATCTTCCGGACACCGGATTGCTTCAAGACTCTTCCACCATGTTCGTGCTGCACCCACTTATAATTTTCAGATAGCTTTACCACTTTCTGGAATTTGATCAGTTCCGTACACTTTCTAATGGTCACTTCAACCGGGGTCTTATGTACCATATATTCAACCAACGCCTCATTCACTATGGGAAGGTCATTATCAATCGGGGACAGTTCTTTCACATACGCCCCTTTGCGTTCAACCTTTCCTTCTGCATCTATCCAGAGGTAATTGTTCACATCCTTCTGGTAAATCTCAGCGATAGTATCAAGCCCGAGAGTAATATTGCACTTCTCTGTAGAACAACGCTGTTCCCACTCCCAACAGATATCATCAACCGTGTCAAAGGCTTCATCCGTGTCCGGAATCCGGATAATAAGACCATCCGTGTTGCTCTGCAGCAGTTCAAATCCCGGTACTGCCTCCAAGTGTTCAATCAGGTCAATAAGCATGAGTTGACCGTTGATACACATACAGTTATTATTACGGGGATCGTATGCCGGGTTGAGAGGATCCTTCATAGCTCCGGAAAGTGCATTCAGCAGCTTTTTATAGGGAGCCTGCTCCTTCTTTTTTCCTTGGGCTTTCAGTGCCATTCTCGTATTATACACAAGATGGTAGTTATCATTTCTGGCTGCTCTTGTAACCAGATCCCATGCGATCAGCATTGACGGGTAATAAGACCCTACATCGACATGGAGAATTAACCCGGTAGCATGGATGGGCTTTTCCGTAGCCCCGTGCACACCACCGAACCCAAATACGTGAGGGATCCCGGCCACCATCATCTTAAGTGATTCTTTTTTGTAAAATTCTTCTTTCAGCCAGTAATCATTTCCCCGGTGTGCTGCCAGCTTCTGCTTGATTTCTGTACGCTTCTGCTCAAACCACCTCATCACACCACTGTACTTTTTTAACCGGATACAGGGGAGAAAGAAGTAATCAAATTCATCGTTGAAATCCGTCCTCACGCACCCAAGCACCTGCGCTGTGATACGTGCCTCCGTGTATCCGATCATCTTCAAAGGAAGAGAGAACGCCCTCACAACCCCGATCTGTGCCTCGAACTCCGCTTTTCTCTGAATGAACACTTCAATCGTCTGCTCCACATCGTGACGGCAGTAAAAAACAGTCTGCTGGATCTCCTTTTCTGTCAGTTTTCGATCAATGTTAAAAGGAATCTCTGTCTCTTTGATATTAGAACCAAGGAACCCTTCCAGTGTTTTCAGACCTTTGGGTGGGTTCGGCATCACATCATAGTTATTTAATTGAACTTCGTTCAATAATCGGCTGAACTGCCACGGCTCACGTCTGTCAACAATGATCCAGTCATTCAGTTCTTTTGGATTCAGTCCACAAAGAATTGCTTTCAGAATATATTGGTCATAGTGACGACTGTTGTAACCTACCCATATGTCGTGCCTATTTGCCTCATATAAGGCTTCTAACTCTTCCGGGCTATTAATTATCACGTGTTCCTGTCTGTTGGTCACATCAATGACCACAACAAGCCAATCCTCCTTGAAAACCTCAAAGTCATAAAACAGCACTGCTCCTGTTCTCCTTCCCTTTCTGGTACAGGGCTATTCACCCTGTACCATCATTTTAGTTAAGTTTATTTAACTCTACAAGTAAAAATAATTAAAGATCATAGACTTCCTTGATGCTGATGCTGTTGAAAGTATCGGCATCGTAGTCGATTTCCAACTCTACCTTACCCTGAATCTCTTCATAAATATCAAGCACATTGTCCACGAAAGCATTGTATCCTGCAAATTCCGGAAGGGTATTAGTTGCAAACTTCTCAAGCAAAGTAAGCACGGACTGAATCATGGCACCGTCATTTTTCGTACCATAGATCACACGGTTCATAAACAGGTTACGATTCTTGAACTCACCTTCCTTGATCTTGCATTGCATTTTGAACATAGGTCTGTGGTCTTTGGTTTCACCGACCTCCATCTTTTCAACACTTACGATATAAGTACCCTTCGGGACATCAGAAAAGTTGTTCTTAGAATCCTCCACATCTTTCTGTAAACCCTGTAGATCCACCGCTTCATCAATCTTACTGAAATCTACTGCCATAATTTTCACCTTTTTAACCTTTCAATATGTTAATAATAAAATACCTTTGTTATCCTCTCACCCTTCTCGGTCTTCCGGTAGGTGTGGGTGCGCTTTCTTTATGCTCCGGCGCTACTTCCGGCGCTGATTCCGCTGTTCTGTCTTTACGTCTTCTCACCTTTACGGGTTCTTCCGGTGGATTCATTGTATCAGCAGCCGGATCAGGTTCCGGGTTTCCTGCCTGTGCCAGTCTCTTAACGCCTGCACCAAACTCTTCCTTGCTGATTACCTTCATGACCTCAACACCATCAACAATCAGATCGACAGTATCACCTTTGTGCTTCATGATATAATTATCCTCACCCGGCACATAAAAATAGGTATCAGCGTCCAGCGTCACAGATTCAGAATTTACATTTTCTTCCTGCCTGTCTGCACTCTGCGCTGCTTTTCTTTCTCCCCTCGTTCTTCTGGGTGGTGTTTCCAACTCCGGCTTGGATACAGAGTCTACAGCCTCACTTGCCTCATCAAAAGGTACTTCATCCCGGTCACCGGCAGCCTTGTCGATTGCCTCATTGACCTTATTCTGGTAATCAGCCATCTTTTCATTGTTTTCCTGTACTACTTCATCATGGGTCTTACGGGTTCTTGGTACCTTGGTCGCTTCCTCTGCAGCCTTTTTTCCACCTCTCGCTCTTCTTCCGTTGGCATCTGGCTTTTCCAGATCCGAAGCGACCGCACTGTCGGCCTGACTCATTTCTGCATCTGACTTATATTCTCCGATCTCGTAAAAGTTCCGGATCTTGTCTGCCACATAATTCAGATCATTGTCAATGGCATAAGTCGGGAACATCCCAAGTGGAGATTTCACAGTATCCTTTCCACTGTTCTGAGTAAAGAAATAATATTTTCCTTCATTTACACCTGTCCTGAGTACTACCGTAAACAGTCCTTCAATGGTGATCTTCTCACGTAACAGCTTGCCAATCAGCTTCACAGTAGTTAGCCCATTATCCAACGTTTCAAGATGGGTCATATAGGCGACAATCACATCATCGGGTAAGTCTTTACATACTTCGATGATTTCAAAATAGTTTGCACCAAAATCATTGTACTTGTCCCATCCAGATTCTTTGATACGATTCATATAAGGTACTGCAAGAATGTACTGGAAATCATCCACCACAATCAGCTTTTTCCCTGACGCTACCTGTGCCTTCATATAACGGGTAATCTTACTCGCATCTGTCACATTGTTCAGCATTTCAAAATGACTTCTGAACGGTAATGGTTTACCGACCGGATTTACAACTGCTGTTGTCGCAGGGTCGCAGTTTCTCAGGCTGGTACTTTTTCCTGTACCAGATTCACCCATAATTAAAAGCATTTGTGCCATTTTACTTATCCCCCTTCTTCTGTCTTCTGAACATCCCAAGGAATGTTTCAGCTAAAGATTTCTTTACCTTACCACTTGTCTTGATTGCCGCTTTTCTGTGAAAACCTGCAAAATCAGGTTTATTGTGGTATGAATAGCAGCTTCTTTCTCTGTGCTTCTGCGCTGTTGCCATTATTCTTCACTCCCTTCTTCTGTGCAGCCCTCTGTCACCCTGCTTGACCACAGATCCGCATAGTGCAGGATCAGGTACAGTGGTGTTTCGTGTCCTTTGACCCCATAATTGGCTGTTTCATATAATCCGTCATGATATCTGATTGCAAATTCTTCATCTTCCGTCAGGTCAATGAAGAACGTAGCCAGCTTAATGCTACGTGTGGCGTGGTCAATGGGAAGCAATACCGGATTGCGCTTATACGGCTTTGCCTCGGACACCTTACCTGATTTCAGCACATTTGGTACATACATCTGTTTTCCATAATCACCGCATTTTCCAAGGTCATGCAGTGCTGCAGCGATAGTAACTGAATCACTGATCTCCTCAAATCTTTCATCTCCTAACAGTGCACGTCCAACACTCTCTGCCGCCACCATTACATTGCGAGTGTGCTGCACAAGTCCAAATTCACAGCACAAATGATTTCCACCACTACAGGGTGCTGAGAAAAATCCAATATCCTCCATATACTGAATCAGACCCTTTATCCCCACACGCCCTGTCGCCAGCAGACGATCTGTCACAAATTTCTTGTTATCAAGCTCCTTTGAATTTGCCATTGCATCTGTGGTCGCATCTTCTTTTTTCTTTGTTGCCATCTTCTCATTCTCCTTTTCCTAACTTTATTTTCCAACGCTGCTGTTCCATAATATTGGATACATACCAAGCATTAAGAACACTTTTATGTTCATTGAACTCCTTGAACTTTTCAAAATCTTTGGGGTATAGTAAAATTCCATATCCTCCGGCCTCCTGTATCATTGACAGGTGTTTTAACTGCAACAGGGACGGGGAACCTCCTTCGGCCTTGACCTCGATCCCCATGAACACCCCACGGTCACAGACTATCAGGTCAGGTATTCCGCTTTTTGTAAAACCACCGCCACCCCAGTATTTCAGGAACCACGCCTTTCTTTCTTCAAGGTACTTTTTGACCTTATTCTCGAATTGTTTTTCTGCCGCCATCTTCACCCTTCTTTCTTTGTGCTGAAATAATGGTCACCTATCTTCTCCCACGCCTTACCACATGGGTGAAATCCCTCACTGGTAAAGTACAACACATCGTAATTTGTCCGCTGATCCAGTTCTTCACGAATCGCCTGAAAGGTTTCTTCTGTCGGCTCCATTTCCCAGATCCGGCCATCCAGAACCACACTGAATTGGTTCTTCTGCATGATCACATCCGTAATATTGTCCGGAAAGTCTTCATCATCGACCCGGTTCAGGATCACGTCACATACATACTTCTTACCAATCAGCCCCTGATTCCCAGCTTCCGCTTCCACGCAAAGTGCAAGCAATTCAAGACTGTCAAAATACTCCTCCTCTGCCAGATCTTCCGTTGTCATTTCATAATTTTGAAAATCAACATTCAAAGATTCCACTTCCACTGCCGGTTGCTCAGCCGGTTCAGTCAGTTCAGTCTTAACGCTGAACTGTTCAACCAAGACCAGCTCATGATAGGTCGGGACAGGTACGGGATTCTGCTGGTGTACTGCATACAGGGAAAGTGGTAATCCCACAAGCACACCGATCAGAATGCTAAGAGTATTCCTTTTCAAATAAGTAATCATCATACTCCTTTCCGAGCCTTAAATTTATCAGGTTCTTTTCCTCGATCGTCCCCTTCGCCAACAGATAATAATAAAAACATTTACGTTTCTGTCCGATCCGGTGTATACGCTTTTTGGATTGCTGCCAGAGATCACAGGATCCCTTCCCGAAAGGGAGCGTAAAATATACGATTTTGTTACCTTTCTGCAGGTTCAACCCCATGGCTCCGGCCTGATACTGAACGAATAAAACAGCATCATCCTTTTCCTCATAGGCTTTCTGATCCTTCACATGACCGTTTACCACACCGATCGGCCGCTCCTGCTGCTTGGCTATCCGCATCAGTTGTTCCAGTTCTGCAGTGAAGTTATAAAACACCACAAGCCTGTCCCCGGTCGATTCAAGCAGGTCTGAAAATGCCACCAGCTTTTCCTTGGAATACTGACCACACAACTGTCTCGCATATAAAAACTTGGTAAGTATGGTGTCACCTATAAGTTCAACTCTTGGAGTTACGTCCTGACCATAAAAGTCTGAATCATCTCTGAATTCACAGAGGTTCAACGTATCAATGGTAATAACACCATGCTTCATAAATTTCTTGTATTCTTCGGAAGTGTTGACGTTTAGGATAATTTCGTTCTGTTCTGGCAGAGTGAGCACTTCCTCTGTCTTTATAAACACTGCCCCGTGAGAGATCAGCTTCTTTTTCAGCCGCTGCGTATTTTTGTAGCCTGTAACTCGCTGTCTTTTAAAACCGGTGTTTCTGTCCTCAGCCCATTCTGTTTCTATGTAACTATTCCAGTAGGCCTTTTTGGAAATATCCCATCCAAGCAGGCAGCACTGTGACCATAACTTCTCATACTTACCGGCAGACGGTGTTCCTGATAATAGGATCACATTTTCAGGCTTCATTCTCAGCACGGCCTTTGACCGTTTAGCTGTTTCGTTCCGGATCATCTGTGATTCATCCAACAGCAAGGTAAAGTGCTTCATATGGGCGATATATGACCTTCTGAACAGCAAATCATAGTTAATCACTCCAACCACATATGCGTTAGAAAGAACCCCACCCTGTCCCTGCATGATTTTGCAGAAAATCTCGCTGTCCTTTTTCTTGGTCAGATCCAGAACCATATACTCGCCCGGATAGTTGTTACTAAAATGATTAATCCAGTCCTCTACCTTTGACTTCTGGCACACCACAAGGTTATGCAGTGTATCGAGCTGATACATTTTTTCAGATCCGACAAATGTTTTGCCAAGCCCCATGTCAAGGAAGTAACCAACCCGATTAAAACCCTCAGTATCCTTCAACACCTGTTTCTGATGTTCATATAGCTGCATTACGGTCACTCCTTCATACCTTCGATCTTGATGCCAGTGCATTCCTCAAATATATCAGGGTCAAAATTTGGAAGATCTTTGATGCAGCCTTTTTCCTCATCTGTCAATCCGTCCCACCAGAGCTGACCGCTCTCGGATTCATCAAGTTCCTTCAAATAGCCGCCGGTTGTCTCGTATGTCGGATATGTGGTCTTTTCCTCATCCGTCATATCCCCCTCAGGAATCCATTCAACGACCTTTTTGGGGATGTGGGCTAATAACCGTCTTGCCTTTGAGAACAACCAGTCATTCCATGTCCATGACGAAGGTTTATCAAAAAACATGACCGGCTGTGCTATTGTACAGAAGCATCCTGTGGATCGGTCACAAGTGTTCCAGTCCCCGGTGTTCCTGTCCCCGGTGTTGCAGTCCCCGGTGTTCCTGTTCCCGGTGTTCCAGTCCCCGGTGTTCCTGTCCCCGGTGTTCCTGTCCCCGGTGTTGCAGTCCCCGGTGTTCCTGTTCCCGGTGTTCCAGTCCCCGGTGTTCCTGTCCCCGGTGTTCCTGTCCCCGGTGTTGCAGTCCCCGGTGTTCCTGTTCCCGGTGTTCCAGTCCCCGGTGTTCCTGTCCCCGGTGTTGCAGAGACCTGTGCAATCTTTCCCAATATTTACGATAGTCAGCAGCTCTGACCATGGGATCTCACGCACAATCTTAATTTTGTTTGTACAGGACTTATTACCATCTGTGGCAACATCTCCCAGTGCAATGACCTCTGCCACTTTGTTATTAGAATCGAAGTCATAATAATCGAAGCAATCAGATGCCTTTTCGCAGAAGTGAAAACCTCTATTACAACAGGATGGCGTTACATCCTCTTCAAAAATCTTTCCGACCTCATACTGAAAGTTCCTACAAGTCCAATCAGGTTTAAACACTTTATATCCTTTTACGCTCATATCTACACCGCCTCTTCTAAGGGAATCGAAATCCCTTCAATTTCTGCAAATCTTGTCGCATTAATGAAGTACGACCACCTGTGTTCACTGGTATGGATCGCATACCCCCAAGGGAAGACCCCCTGCTGCAGCCCCTGTGCGATAGTGTTCTTATGCTTGTGCATCAGTCTCGCCACATCAGCAATCTGTAAAGTCGGGATCCCTCCGTTCCTGATCGCTTTCACCATCTGAATAGGTTCATCCTTCTCAAAGTAATCAGCAGGGAGTCCCAGTGCGAGGGCTATCTCGGTCTGCCCTTTTTCTGTAGGAACCTGCTTACCTGACAAATACTGACTGATGCTCGCCTTACTCTTACCAGTCAGGCCAACCACCTGCATCTGTGTGATCCCCAGTTCTGACATTGCCTTTTTCAATTTCTGGTTGAACATTTCTTAACTCCTTTCTTGTGTGCAGTTAATTTAATTTAACTACCCGTATAAAAATTTTTCGTTTCATCAGATAACTTCTCGATCCGACTCAACCCATCTACTCCAAAATACACCACTGCTTTCGCTTCGGCTGGAAGCTCAAGATCTGAATTCTGCAGGAGAGTGAAGAGGTTCTTCAATTCCCCGGCCAGTGTATTGATCTGAAATAAGGCGATCTCTCTATTATTTTCCAAGCTGTTCACCTTCCTCCCTTAATGGAAACCAGTTTTTGTTGTACTGCTTCCTGACTCTCATTCTGACCCCATCCCGGCTGATAACGGAAAACCGCTGTTTGGATGCTTTCAGTTCCCTGATGTATTCATCAGCTTCATTGACAGAATCAAATATCAAAATTTGTTCAATCCAAGCTGCTTCAATGTGTTTCATCTGTCTTTTTCTCCTTTCTAACAAGACCCACCATCTGCCCCATGAAAAGCACCAACAGGATATTGCCAATTTTCTACATAAATGTCGTTTACAGTAAAATCACCTGTCGTGATTGAATGAATTGCTTCTTTATCATCCCAACAGACACAGGATTCAGCACATCCAACAAATTCGTCAAGATTCTTTTTATTATCCAGTGTGAACCCAAGAACTTCTTCATCATTCCTTAGTGCAGCATAATCATCAGGAAAAAGTTCTTTTACTCCGGCAAATAACCGGGGTGTTGAAAATATGCACATCATGCAACTGCATCTGTTCCAACCTATCCTGTAACACGGATGTGGGTTTATATGATGTCGTTTCAGCAATTCCCACACATCCTTTTCAGAATAATCAATGCAACACCGCCATTGATGAACAATTCTGTGTGCCTTGGCTTCTGCATTGGTGCGATGTATTTCCATTTCATTGTACTTTGACCGTCCGGCTGATTCTCCACGGCGTTCACCTGAAACAATCAAGATTTTCTTGTCACGCTTGGTTTCTTCAAGGTTGGCTGTCACACTGTCCTGAACTGCTGCTTTTAAGTTACCACTGCACCAACGCCCCGAATGTGTACCACCCTTTGCCGGGAATTTATGTCTCTTACCGCCCAGTTTTTCAAGTTCACCAAGGCGGTCAAGATTACTTACAATTGTATCTGCAACACATATTTTCAGATATGCGGAACACCAACGACGTGACAGATCACCAGTTTTTGCCGGGAACTTCATTCTATAACCATACTGTTTCAGAAGTTCTTCCATTTCTTCTGCTACCTGTTCTTTCAGTTCCTTGCATTTCAGATAATTACCTGACAATTTACACTGCTTAACATCCCCGGTATTAGGGTCAATCCATTCAATAGGTTCTGATGCACCTATACGATATAATTCACCAAAGAAGCCGTTCACCCTGTATGAAACCCTTAATTTGACACCTTCTGCATCAGCTAATGCTTTCACATAATTCTGTGTACATTTCCAATCCATTCTTCTTGAAGGGTGTCCACCATCAATATCATGATGCCAAAACTCTATTTTTTCTTTTGGTACACCTAATTCAAGGAGTTTCAAATAACAGGCAATTGAATCTTTTCCACCTGAAATTAGTACAACAATCAAATCATATTCTTCTAGTGGTAACAATTCAGGAAGATATATTTTCTTAAAATGTTCAGAATCCTTTCTTCCTTCCACTCTTGGTTTTATCCTTATATTTTTGCCATATATCGGTAAATCTTGCTTTCCTAATGTCACTGGTGTTGCCTTTGTACAATCTGAATCTTTTATAAATTCCATGCTTGTCCTTTCTTACTAAACTTACTTGGATTATTAAGGTTACCATTTTGTACTACACCCATCACCCAACCTTTTCACATTCGCCTGATAAACGATGAAATCCTCATATGTCGGTAGTGGCTTACCTCTTCCACGTTCATGCGAGAAAATATAGTCAATCATGCCATAGACATCCTGCAAGGTTGTTTCCTTCGGCTTAATGAAGCATGCCGGAAGCTGCACACCAAACTGATCACAGATCTTCTTGACTGCTGTTGCGATCTCAGTGGGGGATGCACCCTGCTCTTTCATCGTTTCCCGAGTAACTTTGATCAGGTTGACCACCTCACCAACAGAGGTTGCCTTTGGAGTATAACCCGGTGCCTCATAATGACCTGTTTTCCGGATTGCCGGAAGCACTTCACTGGTGACCCAGTGCTTGAACTTCTTCGCACTCGGCAGCTTACTCGATAAGATCAGGGAATACATACCAGACTCATTGATAACCACCATGCGCTGTGTTCCTCCAAGGGTGTCACAATTCGTTACCCCCTTATCTTCACCATCAACATGATCTACCAATGCCTTACGAGTATTTACATATCCAAGTGCGTCTGCAATGTCTTTACCTACGAACCATGGTACACCGTCAATAGTGACTGTCCGGATGTTTCCGAACTCTGAGTTACTAAATACCTGTAATTCATTCATTTTCCTTATTTTCTCCTTCCTGCTTTACTCTGTTCTGCTCTTCCATAGTTTCAGCGATCCCATACAGCCGACCTTTCTGAAAATCTGACATCTTGGGAACCGCCTCTAAGATGGTCTCAAGAGCTTTCTTTTCCTTTTCTGACATTATAGCTACCTCCTTCCTTTCAGATTTTTCAATTAAGCATTTCTTCCTCTGACTTTGCTGATAACCTGCCATCATCAGATGTAAGGCAGTCACCCCTTACATGACGGCCATTTCTGGCCGTTTCGGCTATTCCTCTTCCATCTCCATTTCACAGTCCATACAGGAGATCCTGACCACTTTTGTTGCCCGGACGATGGTGCCGCAGCAAGGACAAACATATTTCCGGGAACTCTGTGAAGATGTTTTCTTTGTCTTGATATTCGCTGCTGAATCCCTGTAAATCCCAAACCCTGTATCACCAAGGCCGCTGATGAACTGTTTTGCCTCTTCATTCAGGTGGGTGATCGTCCACCCATACTTGGGATGCTGCTCAATAATAAGACCATGCTGTTCAGCCACTTCTTTGAACTTTTTATTGTGATATGTACCACCCCGGCTGGTATCCTTGACCCCATTCTGCAGGTTCCAAAGATGAACCATCTCATGGAGCAGTGTTCCGCAAAGTTCCTCGAATGTCCTTGTGAGATGCTCTGCACAGATGTTAATTTCATAGTACCCTGCGTCTTTATCTTCATTTCCGGCTTCTTTCCATGCTTTCCAAGATGTACACCAGCCATAAGCCCCTTTTGTGCTGTCCGGACTGACTGTGATTACCGGATTCTGCAGATCACCGCCATAGAAACGATCATTAAATTTTGAAAATAACTTTTCAAGTTTATCAATTACCGGTTTTAATGATTCCATATCAGTCATCCTTCCTTTCTCTCTTAAACAGCCAGTCTGTTTCATCTTCCGTACAAACCCCACAATATTCGTCTGTTCTGCTGAAATAATACTCAACCCCATAAAACTGCTTCATCGCCAACTGATATATTTCCCACTGCGCCTGACATTGCCGTGCATCATCTCTTTCTCTTTTCTCAAGGTAAAAATCCCAAGCAATAACGCATTCTTCTAATCGACTACCAAACTCTGTTTTCAGGAACTTTTCTTTATTTAACTTCATCATGGCTTTTATCCTCTCTTTTTATGTTCTGTTTGCTTTGTTTCTTGTGACTATGTCATTACTATAAATGACTTTGTCACAGTTGTCAATAGTTTTTTGTGACTTTGTACATTTTTTCTGACTTAGTCACATTTTCTGTTGACGTTAAATGAATTTAACTATATAATTGGTGACAAGAAAAGAGGTGAAACTAATGAACAATGAAACATTGAATGTCTGTGGGACAGAAATGGCGATCAGAGAATACGCCGGTCAAAGGGTAGTAACTTTCAAGGATATTGATAAGGTACACAACCGTCCGGACGGAACAGCAAGGTGGCGCTTCCATGACAACAGAAAACGTTTTATTGAGGGCGTGGATTTCTTCAAAATAACTCCGCAAACCCTTGAAAACACTGAATTGTGCGAAAAACGGACATTTGGAATTGAAACTGTAAGTCCACGAGGAACTATCTTCCTTACAGAACAGGGATATCTAATGATTGTAAAGTCCCTCACGGATGATCTGGCATGGGCGGTACAACGGAAACTGGTCAGTTCGTATTTCAAAATTAAGGAAGAAAAGAAGCACGCTCTGTCCGAAGAATATGCGCTGCGTCTTGCCGAGCTGGTAAACAATACACCACCAGAGAATATGCCGATCATCAGAGAGATATTTGCACAGGCTGGGATCCATATACCGGAACACATTACTACCTGCAGCACTTATCAAGGTACAGATGTCATAACTAACTTCCTGCAGGGTGTAAATGTGGTAGGCAGACCGTCCAGCGATGTATATGCTGAATATAGAGACTGGTGCTCTATGAACGGTACTGTGCCGGTATCGAATATCGCTTTTTCCAAGATCGTGAATAAGATCCTTGCAACCCACGTTAAACCAATGAAAGTATGTGGAGTCTGCCGCAGAGTATTTATACATTGAAAAGAGGTGAAAACTACATAATGAATGAACGAATCAAAAAGCTCAGAAAAGAGTTAGATTTAACACAGCAGGAATTTGCTGACAAAGTGGGTATACCCAGAGACAGCATAGGTGGCTATGAAATCGGAAGAAGAAGCCCGAGTGAAGCTGCAATATCACTCATATGCACTAAATGTAATGTAAACGAAGAATGGCTGCGCACTGGTCAGGGTGAAATGTTCCTCCCTTCGACCAGAGAAGAGGAAATTGCCAAACTAACCAAGAAGCTGCTGGATGAAGAGACAGATTCCTTTAAGAACAAAATGATATCTGTTCTCGCAAATCTGACAGATAAGCAGTGGGAAACACTGGCAGAGATAGCACAGAAATTCAAAGAAGAATGTGAAAATGAAAAGGCAGACTAATTTTAGTCTGCCAGAAACGTTTTGATAAGCTGGTAAATGTACTTAAGATACTTTTCATTGTCAAGCTCATCCAGCATTTTAATGATAAGTGTTTTATAGTCCATACTATCCACCCCTCTTCAACGCACATTCTAAAGTAGCGATAGTTATATAATAGAACATTTGTTCGATTATTGCAACGGTAATTTAGGGAAAGGAAGATTTCCATGAACGAATTTTCCAAAAGACTACGGGGTCTCATGGAAGAACATGACGTTACAGCCACTGATGTCGTACGCCTGTCAAAGCGATATGACAGCAAAGGTATATCCAAGGTAAATATGTCACAGTGGCTGTCCGGTTCATGTATTCCTAACTCTGCAAACATCTATCTGCTGTCAAGGGTGTTCAATGTGACTCCTGATTATCTCATGGGTAAGAAAGGGGTAAGTGCTTCACAGAAGCCCTTGTCAGATGATGTATTCCAGATGATAGACCTGTACTCCAAGTTAAATGCAGAGGGTAAGGCTGCGGCGCTGCAACGACTGTCAGAACTTACCCAGCTAAAGCAATATGCACTCCCAAAGAAGGAAAAATAGCTCTCTTACTTACCTGTTACGCTTTGGGTTACGGCGAGTTACGGTGTCGGGTTACGGTTCAAAGCCTTGTAAATACTGGCGGTTACGGTAGGTTACGGTTAAAGTCATATTCTTTTAATTTTACAAAATTTCATCGTCGATACGATGATGAAATAGAAAATATATAAGTAATAGTATAAACCGTAACCTGTAACTACCGTAACCTGAAAAAAAAGACACCCAACCGCTGCAACGGTTGGATGCCTGCTACCAAGTCAAGGATGAAATGACTTGAAAAAACGCATTTCAATTATAGCATTTCATCCTTCACTTTTCAATGAAAGGATGAACAATCATGGGAAGAAGAAACCCTAACGGCTACGGCTGCGTCACTAAACTGTCCGGACGCAGATCACGGCCTTGGTGTGTCAAGATCACCACTTATGACTCCGAAGGACAGGCAAAGCAAACACCGATCGGCTATGCTGCCACAGAAGAAGAGGCCAATATCCTGTTGGCAGAATATAATAATAACCCTTGGAATATAGACCGGGAGCGAGTGACTCTTCTCCTTCTATATCAGCGGTGGGCTGAAATCAAGCTACCAAAGCTTGGAAAATCCAATCAATCCTCCTTGCGAGCGGCATTTAAACACTGTTCCAAATACTATGGGGTTAAATATCGGTCTCTGCGCTCATATCATATGCAGGACTGCATAGATAACTGCGGCCGTGGTGCTTCTATGCAGTCCTGCATAAAAAACCTGTGGGGGCATCTGGATAGATTTGCATTCGAAATTGACCTGATAGATAAGATGTATTCACAGATCACCACTGCACCGCCAATACCGGAAACAACCCGGACTCCTTTTACCAAGGCTCAGATAGATGCTCTATGGGCGGTCAAAGATGAACCATGGGTGAATACCGTATTGATCTATATTTATACCGGCTTCCGGCTTCAAGAACTCCTGACCATGAAAACGGATCAGGTGAACCTCGAAGAATGGTACTTTCAAGGTGGATTGAAGACCGCTGCCGGTAAAGGCCGTATCGTACCAATACATGACAGGATCCGACCACTTGTACAACATCTTGTGTATCAGAACACGGAGTACCTTTTCACCTTTCAGGGGAAAAAATTCTGTAAATCAATTTATTATAGATGTTGGAGTGAGGTTATGAATAAAATCGGTGCTGATAAGACACCTCACGAAGCACGACATACCTTTGAAACTAATCTTGATAATGCCAAAGGTAACCGAAAATGTATAGACATGCTGATGGGACATAAGTCAAATGATGTGGGAAACCGGGTATACAATCATAAGACGATTGAACAGCTTCGTGAAACCATCGCCCTGTTGGAGTAATTTATAAAACTGAACTTTTCACTGAACAGGCTGAACTTTTCTTGCTTTTCCCTGATTTATATGCTATCCTTGAATAGAGGAAAAGCCAGAGAAGCGGCCTACCCTCAACAATACGACATTTTTAGCACAGCCGTCACTATTGCGAGTAGTTGGCGGCTATTTTCTGCCCTTAAAGATTGCATAACACAATCCTATAAGGGTAACAATGAACATACTGAACTCAATAAGCTCTGAATATGTAACCATTGGCATCGCCCTCCTTTCTTTTGTCCGGATGGGTTAGCCCCTCCATAACATAATAGAGGGTGGCCGCCTTTGCTCTCTGACTTTCCTTAATTGGCATTATATCA